ATATCGCTGTACTTGAGTTATACTGCAAAATATCTTTATTTGCCAGCGTAAGCGAATTTATTGATACATCGTGCAACTCATCTAACTCCCACCCATTCATTACCTTGACATAAATTTTGCCATTTATAGCGTGACTATATTCAACATATCCGATAATAACAATGTGTCCTGCTCCAGTTGGTTTGATATTGGTTATTGCACCTGCTGTGGTCGGACTGAGGTAAAGAACATCACCATCAGCCCAAGTTTCGCCTTGTAGTGAACCAGTTGTATTGATGCCTTCAAGTTGACCTACGCAAACAATAAAACCTTCCTGATTTGTGGCTATTGTTTCGCATACCAAACCAATTGTATCTGCACTATTTGCATCGTTGTTTCCTTGTGCAAATGCAACTGCAAGCCTTTGACCTTGTGCGCCCGATACTTTTACAGCTTTATACCCTGCTTTTGTTAGCGTTTGATTTGGAGTAACTTTATTAACTACCCTTGCATGAAGATGCTGCCCTAAATTAGAAATAGTGTTGCCACCTTTAAGACCTAAGTTTAAAGTGCCTAAGGTATCATTCCAAACCATTTGCCCTTCGCCTGCTGTTCCTGCTGGTGCTGTATTAAAATCAAGTTTATCTAAGTCGGTTATTTCAGAATTGCCTGCTGATTTTCCTGAGGCTAAAACCTGAGACAAAGTTGGTACTGCATTCGATTGTAAAGTCCAAACAGCTGCTCCTGTTGAAGCATCTGAACAAAGATAAACCGCTCCACTATCTAAGCTCCAAAGACTGCCAACTGCATATCCTTTTGTATTGTCATCTGTTACCGCAGGAGTGACATTAAAATTGTACAATGACCAGCGGATTGTATTTCCTGAGCTGCCCATAACATATAAGCGACCTGCTTCCCACTTCAACTCGTAGCCAACAGCACATATCTGAGCAATACCTTTTGCACCGCCAAGACCAGCGTCGACCGTGCCCTCTCTTAATCGAGAGTTATTGTCAAAAGCCAAGCCAAAAAACTCGTCAAAAATTATGTCTTCAGGTCCAGTTGTATTGCCATTACTTAAAACACTTGCAAGGTCTTGAGATCCGCCTCCTAAATCAAAAAAAAAACCGCCAAGCGCAGCAAAAACTGCTAACTGGTCAACTCCGTATGGTGTTCCTGTGCTATCTAAGACATCATCGTATTCTGCAACGAAGGCAATAACATCTCCTGTCACAATATTTTCGAATAAGAAACCTGATGCACCCCAAGATTTAATTGTTGACTGTCCTTTTGGCAATACCAGGAAAGGAACTGATTCACTTACTTCCTCGAAAGCTACACCGCCACCGAGTTCATAAATTTTTATTTCTGCGAATTGCTTCATCATTTTATTAGTAGATTATTGGAAATGTTGAAATGTTTTTGTTTTTAGGTTTGCAGCTCGGGCATTTACCTTCTGGAACAAAGTCGAATGGTACATATAATGCGCTGTTGTCGCAAAGATACGTAATAACTTCTTGTTGCAAAAATTGTATCTTGTCTTTTATTGTATCTTTCAAGTAACGCATATCATTTCCTGTTGCAGCTGTGGCAAAATTTGCCTGTGTAACCTGGACACCTGCCGATGTAATTTTGAAATGCGCAAAACTCAAAGATTCTTCCAGGACTGCAAAACCAAGCAAGTCGAAGAGCTTACCATTCAGGAACAGATTTTCAAGGTCTGTGTCTGTGAATGCAGGTTCAATTGCAGCAAATACAGGATTGTAGTTGATAATATTTACTGTTCTGTTTGCTTTCAGTTGGTTGAAGAACGCTGCACCAATAAGATTGCGAACATATCTGCGTTCTGCATTGTCCACGAATGGTGCAAGTAAGTTAGGGTCGAACTGTGTATCTGTCGGAGTGATGCGAATATAACCACCACGAACAACTTCCAATGGTTTTATGAATTGCGCCATCCTAATAAGTTTTTGATTTTAGCTAAAATGTTTTGTGGCTGTTGCTCTTCGGCTTGTACTTCTGCTTCTGCTTCGGTCTGTATCTGCTCTTCTTTGATAGCAGGTTCCAATGTCGGGCCATAACCAAGGATTTCTCTTCCTTCAGTTTTGGTGAGCAACATATTCACTTCCAGGTCACCTGCAAACGATACCGGTACGATGTTAATAAAATCAAGTTCTACGCCCTTTAAAAACTCAATCCCTTCCGTTTCTGCAACCGTATCCAAATATGGCTTCACAATGCCTCTGAGGATGGCTTGCTGCATATCATAAATCTTTGTTCTATACAAGATTTCGAACTCAGCACGGATTTGTTGGTTATTACCAAGCTGTCCTGGTGTTGCCTGCACTAAACTTAGTGGAATTTCAAAGCCAGTTGCGATTCTGTCCTTGGCAATATTGGAAAGCTCCATAAAGTAACCACTATAAGACTGCTCAAATGGTACCCAGTTAGCTTTCAAGTCAGGATTTTCAAGGATTTGGAAGATTACTTTAAAGTCATTGCCTGTATCGGTCATCTTCTGCATAAAGGCTTCCTGGTAATCTTTCTGCTGTTCAGGAGTAAGGTCACCAAAGAGTTGCAAAAGTCCTGATGTTGTCAGACCGTTACGGAATTTTGATACGTTAAACTTAGCAATACGGTATTCAAGTTCTACAAAGTGTTTCGCACCAATCCAGTTTGGTACACCCCATTGATACATCAGCGGACTATATTGCTTGAGCTGCAACATTGAAGACTTGTCATAGCCGTACAACTCTGCCAGATTAGCACCTTGACCATATTCTGACTCAAGTAAGCTGTCAAGTTCATCGGTCCATCTTGGATATGCTGCAATATCTTTTACTGTTGCAGGAACACTACTCAATTCAAATTTCTCATATCCTCTGCTTCTTCCTGCATAAGGTAGTATGGCCCAATCGGCAGATACGCCAAAAAAACGGGTTTTAAGGTCGGTGCTGCGGAATGGTCGAACAAAGTTAATATTCTGATGTGAAGCGAAAACAAAACCCTGTACCACATCGAGCTGAGTGAAGGCATTACCAATTGCAGTATAATCAAACGCAGCTTTCTTACACACATCCAATATCGTTTCACCATCACTATTCTGCCTGCTTAGGATTGCCCAAAGTTTTGATTTCTGTTCTGGTGTTAGAATCTGTGCTGATTTTTCACCGAGGACTGATTTTTCCTTTCGAATATAGAAGCCTTCACCAACAGTAAAATAGGCAACCTTATTACAGATTGACTTAGCTGTTGGAGAATTATTAATCAGAGCAATAATCTGCTCCAGTTCACCCTCACGGACAAATGGAAGATAGTCAAACAGGCCAAACAACGCTCTTGTCGGGTCTGAATTTTCGTAGTACAAGTCTTTAGGCAGCACAATCTGATCCGCAGGCTGTCCTATTTGCATACTAAATAAATTACTTGGCTTGTTTTTCTTACTCATTACTCTTCGCTTTCTGTCTGTTCAGCTTCTGATTTTGGTTTTTTGATTTTCTTAGCAGGTAAATCTAAGGTAAAATCCTTTAATTCCTGCATTGTATTTTCAAAATATTTAAGAAGCTGTTCAGGATATTTGCTGTCCAGGTATGCTTTGATGTATTTTTTAAGGTCATCACCTTCCAATGTACCAAGAGTTTTACCCTTGAATGGTACATTATAGTCTTTGCAATAGTCTTTAACTTTTATCATAGCTTAACATTTTAAAAAAGGCGGCTTTTACACCGCCTTAGATTTGGATACCTCCTAATTTAACCAAAAACCGTATGAAAAACGCTAAGACTAAGTAAGTGCGATGATACCAGCAGCACCAGGAGTGAACACAGTAGCAGCACCATCTACGATTGTATCACAGATAAGCTCCAAAGTGATTTGAGATGGGTCAGTCAAGTTAGTACCAGTAGTGATTTGAGTACCTGCACCAAGACGAGCATTGAGATCAGAGAAGAATCCCCAAACTACTACTTGTCCGTTGTTTTCTTCGTGAGCAACGATGATACCGCAGCAAGATTGTTTTGCAGCAGATACCAAGAAGTTTCTTGTATCCTGGTCACGGCATTGACCGTTACCGCTGAATGTTTGTGTGAGTGAGTTGTTACAACCATCATCAGAAACATTGAACTGCTCTGTGAATGATTTGCTGTTACGCTTTAATTCTATTTCGTAGAATACCTTTGTAGCAACCATAGTAATGCCTGTGATTTGCTCAGTACCATCAAAAGTGATAGAATCTACGTCTTCGAAATTTGCTATCCAAAGTCTTTTAACACCACCTGCACAAGATTTTGCGCAATTAGTAGTTAAACCTGAAGTAATTGCCATAATATTTTTTGAATTATTAAATTTTAAAATAGGGCAGCGGTTAAACTGCCCTTATTCATTCTTATAGACCTACTGAGAACAACTCAGGCCATACATAGTTGGTGTTGAACACAAACTTAGCACGAAGAGTGATTTCGTCAGTTTCAGGATTCTGATAAACTTTGAAGAAAGAAGCTCCACCAGTTGCATCAGGTCTAAGGTCAGTACCTACAACGATGTTTGACTTGTGAGTGTAAACAACTTTGTTCTGGTCAGTCAATCCGAAATACTCCTGAGAGATTTCATCCCACTCGTAATGAGCCTTGATTTTGATGCCTCTGTAAGTACCTACGATTTTGTTCAAATCATCTTCGAATACTTTGATGAAACCATTACTTACTGCATTGTCTTCAAGGTAAGTTAGAACCTGATCCCAAAGAAGACCGTTGATGTGAATAATCTTCTCAGATGCAGGCATAGTTTTAAGAGCAGCAGGAGCAGCGTTCACAACATCCTGAAGAAGCTCATAAGCCTGTTGGTTTGTCAAGGTAGTACCTTGATTTGAGTTAGTGTAAGCACCAACTGTGTTAGCCAAAACCAATTGGTCAAGGTATTTGAAGATACCATCTGCCCAGTTGAGATTGTCATCAGCAGAAGCAACATCACCGAACCAAGCAACACGTTGTACGTCAGATTTGATACCATCACCTAACTGCTTAGTAAGCAAGTTAAGAAGGATAGTTAAATCAGGATTACCTTTGGCAGTAGTGTAAAGCGGAGCAAGTAGGTCATAGTGAGTATTGATGAACTCCTCATAACACATTTTTGTACCAGCCTCAACATACTGAGCAACCAAAGTACGCTCGCTCATGTTGCTTACACCTTTGTATTTAGGTGAACAAGCCTGGAGCTTACCAGTTACGTTTTTCATTGCACCGAGAAGACCGATTTTGTATTCTCCTGCATAAAGATTTTTAACGATGGCAAAGTCGCTCATCATATCTTTGTCAATGAACACAGGTTCGAACATGATGTCGATAGCATCCTGCGCATTCAATTTGATATTTAAAGATTCCATTTTCGAAATTTTGTTTTGAGTGAAAAGATTAAACTGTTAATGAAGCTGTTTGGAAGCTACCGTATTCAGGACCAGCATTGGTAACTTTAACAGTTACTACATAAGTACCTGAACTGAGCGCACCATCTACAACGATTGTTACTGAACCATCAGCACCAACTACACCAGTATTGGTTTGATTGTTTACCTTAGCTTCAAGAGTGAAACCAACAAGACCGATGGCATCAACTATGTCAACAGTTGTTTCAGTTGCACCGCTGCTGTAAGATACTCCATCGATTACCAAGTAAGCACCTCTTGCATCGCTGTCAAGAGCAGCAGCTGTGTTTACAGTTACACCTGCAACCAAAGAAGCAGAATCAAGATTGATGCTGTAAGAAAGCACTTGCTCTTGTCCTACCAACTTGTAAACATTCTCGATTGAAGCATCAGGACCGATACCGTTGTAAGCTTTAGAAACAGTAGTGATGTTCAAAGTTTCAGTACCTGAAGCATAAACAGCACCGTTACCATTGCCAGCTGAATCTGTGATGTTGTAACGTACGAACTCAAACTGAGCCAAGTTAGCTGAGTTAAGTGTGAAAGTTGCTGAGTTACCACCAGCAGCGATAACTACGTTGAATGTAGGAGCTTCTGTGCTATAACCTACGTTCATTCCTTTAAGGATAATACCACCGCTGTTTGCTTTAACAAACGGATTTACGGCAGCCTTTTTGAAATTCTTCTCCATTTTTATATTTTTTGGATTTGTTTTAAGATAAAATTATTCTCCGTTCAACTTGCTTTTGATAGATTTCGCAGCATTAACGAGCATTCCTTCGTTTTTGTCTGAGAATTTCTTCAATGCACGTTCTCTACGGCTAAGATTTTCGTTTGATTCTGTTTTGGCAGTAACCTGTGGTTTCTTCTCGCCTTGTTTGATGCGAGCAATTTCCTCACGAAGTGCTTTGATTTCATTGCTTACAGCTTCGGCTTCAGCTTTTTTAACTTTAATGCCTTTAGCTTCAAGTGCAGACATCATTTCTTCATGTGTCATTGTTTTTTCTTATTCGACCATTACTTCCGCTTCAGGTGCTTCGAGTTCAACTGTATATCCAGCAGCCTTAAGAGCTTCGATCATTTGTTCTTCAGTCATTGTTTCAATGTTTTGAATATTGTTTTGAATTATTTCTTCGGGTTTTTCTTCTGCAACAGCAGGCTTTGGCGCAAAACCCAAAAACGCCAAGAATTTTGTGAAGAAAGATTTTTCTTCAGCTGTGATGTTATTGTCAAGTTCTGCCATAAGTTCAGTAGGAACATTTACACAGTTACGAATTTGATTTTTGATACTCGGAGCGGACTCAGGAGTAATATATGTTGAGGCTGACTCAATACCATCTATGAGGCCGACCTCATAAGCCTGTTGAGCTGAGAACCACGTTTCTTTATCCATCCATTGAATAACCTGCGCTTTGGTCTGCTCACGGGTACCATTTATCAGCTTGCTATTGGATTCGATAACATCAACATAGTTTTCAGCAATACGGTCTGACATTGAATCAAGTGTATCGGCTAAACTGCGAAGTGTCTTAGATCCGCCCTCCGCAAAGACAGCGGTGTTATGTATCATATAGAAAGAATTGGCTGTCATCTTTCTGCTGCCTGTACTGCCTGCTGCGTGAATCATTGTTGCAATGGATGCACAGAGGCCACAAACGGTCACAGAAACATTGTTGTTTTGTCCGTGCCTGCGTAAACGGTCAGCAATGGCAAAACCCTCGGTAACTTGTCCGCCACCTGAGTTCAGAAAAATCTTTATATCTTTTGCATCTTGCAGGTCATAGTCAATGTAACGAAGATTTTCGCCATAAAAAGCGTCAATCTCACCGTTAATCGTCATTTCAGCTGCTTCTGCTTTGAATTTATACATATCAAAAAATGAATTTGCACAATTATAATAGAAAAATATTATCATTTTAGTGCAAAAAAATGTCTTTTATATTTGTGTAATAAAATATTATTACTACTTTTGTAATGCAATCGATTTATAACACATCAAAAAACTACCATCATGAGAGATTTAGCAGCAATTTACAGAAAACATTTCTTCGTTGAGACAGTACAGGTCAGCGACAACCTTCTGATCATTGGTCATACCTGGTTAGCAGGTGCAAATACAAACAAAGTTTATGTCCACAGATGCAAAATAAATCCCGAAAAGTTCGATGTTTATTTTGGAGTTATCGGAATGAATTATAATTTTGTATCAAGACATGAGATATTACAAGTTAATCAAGATGAGATTTACTCATCAATTATCAAATACGTTCCAAATTTACTAATCTATGCCCATTCCAACACCTAATCCTGGAGAATCATTCGACAAGTTCATTGAACGCTGTATGTCGGATGAGAATATGATTGCCGACTATGATCAGTCACAACGATATGCCATCTGTGCTGTCAAGTTCGAAAACAAAAAATCTGCTCCAGTTAACGAAGATAGCTACACCGACTACCCACAAGCAGCAAGTGACAATGCCAAACGTGCATTGGATTGGAAGGAACAGAACGGAAATAAGAATGACTGTGGCACTCTTGTAGGATGGATGCGAGCCAATCAACTGGCTAAACGTGAACCAATAAGCCTCACAACAGTAAAACGTATGGCAGCCTTCGTAAGACACGCACAGAACAAAAATGTTTCATACGAAGAAGGATGCGGAGGCCTTATGTGGGATGCCTGGGGCGGAGATGAAGGTATCAACTGGGCCATCAGAAAAATCGAACAACTTAAATAAATCACTTTTTAAAACTACCAACAACATGAGAACTTTATTTTTTATCCTTATGCTGTCATTCAGCGCAGCAGCTCAACAAACTGACACCGTTTACTGCATCCAAATCCTTTCTACTCGCACTCCGCAGTACATCAGAGCGGAGCACCTCGCAATGTGCACTTTGGACTCTGCAAAGGTAGAACAGGCTGGCGAATATTACAGGATCCTTTTTGTTTACGAAACTGAGATGGAGGCTGACTACATGATTGCTACCTGGCAAAGGGCGCACAAAGACGCTTTTATCTGTAGGAGGACCAGACAAGAGGTAAAGCAGCTCAAAAACTTTGTTCCAAAGTCATGAGGGACATTTTAGCAGTAATAGTTTTGTCAATCTTGGTATGGCAACTATTACGCTGCGAGATGAAGCAGGAATACAAAGCACCTGAGCAGGATTTCAACGGTGCTGACACATTGAAAATCTTTTTTGTTGACGACTCCATTACGGAAATAAAACCTTTGAAATGACAGCAGTAGAATATTTAGTTCAGCAGATATTTGGCGAACATACGGAAACTTGGAAAGAAGAAATTAAACACGCCCTCGAAATGGAAAAGCAACAGAAAAAGCAAATAGTTTTAAATATTTTATATCACGAACTTGGACACGATGACACTGCAAGGTGGATAGCTGAAAGATTAGAAGCAGGAAAAATAGATATAAATGTTTTATAAAAAAAATTAGCCCTCTGCAGGTGCACCTGCATGGACCGAAGATAATACATAGGTATTCCAAATCGTATGTTGGCATTGTTAGCGTTCAAGGGATAATTCAAAAACGCGTATTTTAAAGTCAGGTGGCGGAATTGGTAGACGCACAAGTCAGTGGGTTTAACACCTAACGGTAAAAATGGGTACCAGATATACAGGTTCGAATCCTTGTCCTGACTACAAAAACTAAATATTATGATTGAAATAACGCGACCTAATTACACGCTTTTGCTAAGCTATAATCCTTGCATGATATTTTGGCACTTAGGTGAAATGGAACTGCATGGCTTAAACTATAAAAGCTGCATGCTACACCAAAATACTACTGAAGATGCTTACATTGCAGGATGGTGCAATTATTATCCAAACTCAGACAAGTTCTTTGTGTTTATAAATTTATCTCGCTGTACGGATGATTTAGAAACTACCTTGCTTATTAACCATGAAATGTTTCATGCTGCAATGATAGTTTACAATTGGAATTTAGAACATGAAGAACAAATAGTAACTTATGCCGAAAACGAAACAAGGCAAGTATTTAATTTAATCAAACCATTTATATGAACGAAGAACATGAAGAAGTAGAAACAGCAGTTGAGTTTTTATTCCGTATGTACATGGACCGAAAACAAAAACTTACCCTGGCAGACTTTATCAATGCCTATGATATCGAAACTGAACAACTCATCCAGGCATCAGACCAAAACTATAACAATCAAAATTAACTACCAATGAGAAACATTCTAATCGTTACCGTACTCGCAGCACTATTGCTGTCATTTAAACTTGCAACGCCAGGCAACCCACCATCTGGAAGACCTGCCAAACAAAAACCTGCTCATGTTGAAATATACATCAAACGCTTTTTAAAGACTGCACAGCGTGACGCAGAACTATACAACATTCCAGTTAGCATAACCTTGGCTCAGGGTATCATCGAAAGTAACTCGGGCCGATCTGACCTAAGCAGAAAACACAACAACCACTTCGGAATGAAATGGCATCGCAGCAGGAAAGAAAAATACGCTGTGTTCCGTGATGATACTCCGACCGATAGGTTTGTTGTTTACAAGTCAGCTTGGAGATCGTATCGTGACCACTCAAAGCTGTTAGTTTCTACCAGATACCGACATCGCACAAAACTTAAACGAACTGACTATAAACGATGGGCAAGAGGATTGAAGAAAG